CGGACGTTTCCGTTCCGTTCTTTTTCCAGTTTAATTCCCTGTCGAGGGTGTTTCTCTGTTTTTCTTGTGAGTTTTCTTCGTCGATTTCTCACAGCTGATGGCGCCGATTTCGTGCATTTGCCTATGTGATCCCTTCACATAAGTCTTGTTTGTTTTCGATTACAGCTATCATTGAAGCTTTTAGTTTTCTCTCCCTTCCGGGTGATGTTTTTCTTTCTAATTGCTTCTGCGTGCGGTTTTGCAACCCTTTTGCAAAGAAAACTAAGTAGTTGTCTGTATGATCTACATATCCCTATTCAGTTTTCTTTGCCATTGCAGGTTGTAGCGTTTAGTCCACAATGTCAATTACGATGTTTCGGGCCCTATCGTCGTTTCAAAGCCCCACAGCCCATGAGATTCTCCTTCCTTCGATGGATTGAGTCTCGAAAAAAGCCTTTGTGCAATGTGTGCATTTAGACTTTTTCAGCGTCATGCGGAATTTTAATAAGGATCCAGAATAAGATTTTGAATTTGTCTAGGAACAACCTGAAATTTGCAAGAAACATTACTGTGTGTCACACTCATCCGAGGATGGTCAAGCATTATGACTTGGCGCAGTATTTGGGACTCTTGCATTATGACATGTATGTTAACTAGCCCATGAGCGATAATGTCGCCTAGAGAGTTTGGAATTGAGTTTTGGTTTTGAGTTATCTTTTCGGGCCTACCCTTTGCGGAGCATCTGACCTTAGCACACCTTGAGCAAGTGTGTGATGGGGATGGGCGACCGATCGTTGGGAATGGAAGGCAACCACAATGGAGCCCCTATTTAGGGACGTGCACCGTGGTAAAAGAACAATGCAGAATAACCGTGGAGAATGATTCACGGGCTCCAAAACCTTTGGGAGGATTCAAACCCCTCCTGGCTTGGTTCGTCACGTTTGGCGAACAGTTCTCTTAGAGAAGATGGTCAAGCTAATCGGCCTAGCCTAAATTTTTCGTGTGCTGTTGCGTGTGCTAGTTGCCAGAAGCCGTGCTTCTATTGCAACCAACCGCGGCCAATTGAGACACATTGTAAAACGTGTTCTTTGCGCCCTGCGCGTGTCGCTATTCAGGATGGCATTTGTGATTGTGGAGAAGATATGTGTGAGTTTGGACCTTGGCAGTTTAAGGTTCCCCGAACTATTGTTAAGCGGATGTCATCTGAGTTAATTTATGTGCCAGCGGAGAATATTCCGCGTGGTCTTTGTATATTACCTGTACCTGATTGGTTTGTGTGTTTTGTTATGCAGCGTTCTGGTGTTTTGTGTCGTTTTTGTCAAACATGGCAGTGTGTCGTGCGCAATATGAATTGTTGCCAACGGAATAAGTTGGCGAGTCAAATCTTCCACTCTTTTGGAAAAGGGAGTGAGCGCACTATTTATCGTGCTGCTTATTATGATGCAGAATCCTTGCAATGTCAGGCTGCTGTTGGTGATTTTTTCACTCCAACACATGACTATGGTGGTCTTATGGAGATCCAGATGACCGGGACCACCCCTCGACGGGGTGTTTCATCGAGGTCGTTTGATATTTATCAAGCTGGTCGTAAGTTAAAGGAGAAACTATCTTTGCAGCGCGCGTTTGAAGTCTCTGATAATTCAGATGACTATGCGTTTTTGCGGCCTGATTTGAGGCGTCCTTGTCATTTTATTACCACATTGCATGACTTGGGTGCTCATTGGGCGCCACATTATAATATGCAGGGTGTTCCTGGCCGTGATGGTGATGGTCGTATCACTTCAGTTGGTTTTTTGGAATGGGCCAAAGAGGAGTATTCACATCGAAGCTTCGTTCATCAGAAAGAAGCGATGCTCTATCAGAGTGGCACCTGTATGCAATCAATTTTTGTTGGCGTTCCTGGGCGTGCTTGTGGTACTGTCAATGGTTTACCAGGTTTTGTGTGTAATGCATGTTGCCAGTGTGAGCGACGTGAGAACCATGTTGGTGCTGCTTGTGTGCAGGCTGCGAGATATGCGGAAAGTCTTCATAAAGAGACTTGGTATCGTCGCAATTTGAACACTATTTATTATGCTACCCAATTGCTGCCGACGCAACACACTATACCACCTCAAGCGTACCAGCCAGAGTCCACCTCTGTTAGTGTACCTATTACAACTCAAGTTGTTGAGAAGGTTGGTGGTTTGCGAAATTACGTGACCAACACATTGTTGGGAGCTCGTGACGCCGTGGCAGCTTGTGCTGTTGTTCGGCGTCTTGGTGATGCGTATGATGCTTTTTGGGATACTCCTGCAGGGAAGGTTTTGAAATCCTTGTGGGATTCCTTTGTGACTGGTGCTGAGTTGACCTGGGAGGTCATGTCGTCTAAGAAGGGAATTGCGCTTGTTGGAACCATGTTCTTACTTTGTTTCCATGCGCAGATTTCTAAAATGATTACATGGGCCTCTGATTCTATACTTGGCTTTGGAAGTTTCCTTTTTGGCACTGTTGATGCTGAAGTTTTGAAGCCTCTTGGCACATCGATCCATGGTATGGGTCGGCTCGTTTTCCAATGGATTGAGTCAATTTGGACTCCTCTTAGAGACTATTTTCGCAGTACTGTAAACAGCGAAGAAGTTCCGCAGAGTGAGCCCGTTAAGCGTGACTCGTCTGAGAATGAGCGGATGGAACCGGATATTTTGAAGTCTAGTGTTAATAATTTGGAGAGGGGTCCTCGAAGCACCCTGTATCCTTTGAAGCCAGGCTTCGATGAGCAAATGGAGGGTTCTTATGCGGAATACTTGAAACAACAAGCTAAGTTTGTTGATGATCGTGAAGCTCATATCCACTATGAACAGCAGTGTTCAGGTGTTGATGGTAAGAGCAATCCTCAGAATTTTTCTGAGTGGAATCAAACTTGTGGCTTTTATCCGCCGCCATGCCCCCTGTGCCTACGTGATGTAGAGGTGTCAAAACAGAATAATCGTGATTGGTGCCAAGGAGGAGTCCCTGATGGCCGTTCTGTTTGTTTTGCTGCAGCACTTTTGGGTTGCATGCCGGGTCTTTCAGATCCGCGCGCAGTGATGCCCCATGTTGTAAGGACTGGTTTGATGATGTCTACTGCAGTTGAGCAAGGTGAGCGTGCTGTGTCTTATATTATTAAGAGTCTGCCTGATTCGATTCAGCAGATTTTAATCGATTCTGGGCTCTATACCAAGCAAGACCATGATGAGAAGATCAATGGGATGTTGGCAAGGGCAAGTGTTTACCTGCGTGCATATGAGGAAGATGCATTGAACGCAGAGATGGCTAAGGACTTGTTGGCCATTCACGAGGAGCTTGGTCGTGAGTTGATGAAAATCTCTCCAGACCAATCTCGAGTGTCTACTTGTGCTGCGATTCGTGAGTTGAGTCGCCGTGTGGGGCCCATCACTGGGTCTCTTAAAACTACAGCTGGAGCCGTCCGACGTATGGTTCCTGTTGGTTTTCACTTTTATGGTGCACCTGGTATTGGGAAGTCATTTATAACAGTCGCCCTGTTAAAAATACTCTATCCTGGTGAGCCTGAAGCGATGTACACTAATAGTGCAGCTGATGTTTTCGCATCTGGTTTGAGACCAAAGAAGCACAAGATTTTCCTGCAAGATGATTTCTTTCAAGCGATGAAGGGAATATCTGAGCTTGCACAAATGTTGATTTGTATGATTAGTGATACTGATTTTCGTCCAACCATGCCCTTTGAGGATAAAGGAATGGTGTATGCGCCCGAGGTTGTTGGGTGCACGACAAATAAATCTATTCGTACTAATATACCTGGTGTGGACATGTGGGCGTTCCAGCGACGTTTTCCACATGCATATCTCGTTGTTTGTGCTCCTGAGGTGCAAGAAAAAGGCATTTTCTCTTTGTCGAAGTTTGAGAAGATGCCGCAAGTTTATCGTGATACACTCTCACATCTAACTTTTTATAAGTTTGTGAAAGGCACTTGCGAAATGAATGATACCTATGATACTAATACCCCAATATCTTTCTTTGAGGTTGCACATCGTATGAAGGTTGATATTCTTGCTGCCCGTGAGCGTGTGGTGCTTGGAGAGTCTGCAGCATTGAAAATGACTGAGTTGTTTGATAAGTACGAAGAATTTGAAGCTATTGGGGAGGTTCCTGATATTGAGATTCAGATGAAGAGTTCTGTTGTCAACACTCTATCTGCCCAAGAGATTGTTGTTTTGAAGAGGGATTGGTTGAGCCACATCAAGAAAGTGTTGTGGATCCCATATGGCATTAAGCATAGTCCACCTGGTAGGATACAACATGCGTCGTTGGGGTATGATAAGTACTCAGAGAATAGTAGTAAGGCTGATTTTGTGGAGGAGGCCTATCTTGACTATTCTGCTTACTTGTCTAGTATGCTGCAGGATGTTGGTTTGAAGAGTAGTCCATATTTGGCTAAAAACATTCCGAGACTTGTGCAAGTGCTTACTAACATTGCTGAGGAACCTTCGTTGTGTCCTTGGATTAAGTATTTGCGTCCCCTCAGCCCTGAGGGTGGAACTGGTATGGAAGTCAAATGGATTATTTGTAAGGTGAACGATTATCTTTGGAAGAACGGATTTGAGCAAGAAGTTACCGAGGAGATGCGTGCGCCTCCGATCACACCAAAAATCGTTGTTGAGGATGAAAAAGAGCCTTTTGATCCAGTGAATGCGAAGATGTTGAACAAGATGACCAGGTTTGTTAAGTGGGCGAGTGGAACAGGGAATGCGAAGAAGTATGAAGCTGTTGTGAAGCGTGATAAACTTATGGACTTGGCCGATTTAATTGGAGCTGGACACCACATTGATGGGGATGTGATAATGCAAGCTGCTGGTATGTTTTGGGAGAATGATGAAGTGAAGGCTTGTATAGCTGGTGCTGGTTTTCCTTCTGATGAAGATTTTGTGGATTTTAACGCTCGACGCGACCAGATCCGCAAAATCATTGAGGAAGGAAATCAGGATAAGAAAGCCCGTATGATACGACAGCTTGCTGTGAAACCGACTGCTATTGATCCAAGTGTGATAACTCAGGATGATGTTATGAAGATGTCTCCCGCCACACTTCAAGTGGCGGAAGAGTTGTTTGAGAAACGTCGACAGAGTCGATTCCAGGTGTGGAAGGATAAGACTCATTCATTTCTCCAGTCTCAGTGTTTTGATAAGTTTAAGCGAGTGACAATCGATCTCGTTAAGCTTGCTGCTGTTGTTGGTGGTGTGTATGGGGGTATGGTGTTGGTGAATAAGGCTATGTGTGCTGCACTTGGTGTGGAGCGTAATATTCGTTTGCCGAGTTTGTCTTTGAATGCGCCCAAGCCTGGATTCAAGAGAAATGTTGTACCGATTGAAAAATTGAAGCCATGCGTACCTGGGGCGGATCCCCAGGGTGGTGAGATCTCGAATGGGTTCTCTGGCACCGACTTTGGCAAAATTAATGCAATGCAGGATCAGTGGATTCGGAAGAAGATGGGTGATCCCAATTTTATGAAAGGTGCAACTGAGTTGGCGCGTTTTGTTGAGGCTACAGCGCAATCGCGGTCTCCGGAATGGGCTAATATGAATTTAGGTGGACAAGGAATGGAGTTGCAAATGGCAAGTGGTGCGGTTGAGGCATCGCGTGTCGTGATGACGAAAGTGTTGCGGAACCAGTGTATGCTGTTTCGGGAGGACAAGTGTGTCTTCGATAGTGTGCAGTTATATGGCTTCTTTTTGCGAGGTCGTGAGTTGGTGGCGCCGCTACACTTTTATAAGAAGAATGGCCACTTCGTTCCCGATGGTACGTGGATTCGTGTGCGTATGGACTCTGGCTCCTTTGATTTTAAGTTTGAGCGAAAGAGTCTACGTGTGAAACATTGTGAATTGGTTGGTGAGACTTATCAGTATGATTTTGCCCACTACTCCGTTCCGGAGAAGTGCGGAAGGGCAGGTTCGATAACCTGTCCAAATTTCCCTGATATATCTAATATGTTCCAACCATTTTTCAATGGTTTCAAAGTGAGTGAGGCGGCATGTGTGATTGCGCAGCGTTATGATCCAGTGGATGGGGTGAAGACGGTGTTGTTTGATCAGTTTTCGCTGGTGGCTGAGAGGATTTGTTATCAGTCACAAGGTGCACTTGCCTCCGATATTGCGATACCTGGGCAGTTGCTCTATGATGTGCTTAGTAAGGGTGAGTGTGGAACTCTGTTGTGCTTGGTTGAACCAGCTGGCAAAGTCACACTTCTTGGAATGCACGTTGCGGAGCGACCTTATGGTGTTGGTCGGATTGGTGTTGGTATCCCTGTGTATGGTGGCTTGTTTGACGGATCTGATATGGAGATTCAGATGGCGGCCCAAGTGGTGAGGACGGATCCTGGGTTGCAGCTGATTGGCAGGATTGAAGATGGAATCCCGCCATTGAATAAGCCATCAAAAATAATTCCATCACCTTTGCATGATCATCCTATTTGTGCAGAAGTCACGCGTAAGCCAGCGCATTTGTGTTCCCAGACGTGTCCGTACGATGCGGAGGAGATCATGATGCGTGAATTGAAACGTGGCTTTAAGGAGGAGGATTATGTGCGTTGCCCTTTTGACACAGATGAGTTTCAGATAGTGCACTATGGTGTGAAGGCAGTGTACTGGAAGGCGATGGATAAGAGTTTGGAGAACACCGTACGTCTCCTGACCTTACAGGAAGCTCTTAGTGGTGGGAGTTTCTATCGTGGATTACAGCCAATTTCGTTGGCGACGTCATCTGGGTATCCTTGGGCATTGTTGATGGGTGCGCATGGGAAGCATCATCTTATCCGCGGAGAGGCGGGAAGTCGAGAAATACATAATCTGGAGTTCAAATTGTTTTTTGAGCAGTTTTTGGAGACGATAAAACAACCAGATTTGGGAACGTACCGTGAATATGTGATGTTGCATTTGAAGGATGAGGTGCGTTCTGCGGCAAAAACTGATCCTGATGATCCATATACTCGGATCATACAATGTTTTGGTGCCCACCATCTAATTGCAATGCGTATTTATTTTGGAGCATGGATTAACTTTAATCATCTTAGTTACATCAAGCTCCCGTCGTGTGTTGGCATGGATCCGTATTCCACGGATTGGGATTCGTTGATCAAGAAGTTGAAGTCTGTTGGTAAGCGTGGGTTTGCAGGCGATTATAAGAAGTTTGAGAAGTTGTTTTGTCACCAGGTGGCAGATGGTTTTGTTGATATGGTGAATGACTGGTATCGAACTTTTTGTATGGCTGAGAACAAACCCGCACAAGAGGATGAGAACGCGAGGAGGAATCTTGTGATGATGACGCTTGAGAGTGTGCTTGTTGTTGGGAATAAGCTATTTAAGCAGACTGGGCAACTAAAGTCAGGTGTGGCGATGACGAGTTTGATGGGGAACTATATGAACGACGTGTTGTTGCGTTTGGCCTGGTTGTGGGTGCATAAGGCTGAAGGTTTGGAGACAGATATGTCAGACTATGATAACCATGTGTGGAAGGGTTTGTTCTCTGACGACAATATTAATGGAGTGAGTGATGTGAAGATTGAGCTCTATAATTTTGTCACAGTCCAGAAAGCGTTTGCAGATAGGGGTATTACTTACACCCCAGCTGACAAAGGTGATAGAGTGGTTGCACACGAACCCATTGAGAGACTTGAATTTCTCAAGTGTGTGACCAGGACTGATAAGGGTATGTCTCCAGGTGTGTCGTTTCATGCAGTTCCGAGTGATTTGAAGGATCGAACCACACTGGCGTGGATCAGGAAAGGAAATCCGCCGTGTGATGCAGTGTTGACTAATGCACAAAACTTTTTAGCGCGTTGTGTTGGTCTTGGCTATGTTGGGTTCGATGGGATGTTTCGTGAGCTTGCAAAGGCTTTAACAGATGTTGGGATTGAAGCCAGGCTGCCTACTTACTATCAATGTAGGCAGATGTATGATGGTCGGAAGATTATGGGTGCTATTTATGATAAGGAACAATCGATGGAGTTGTCGCCTTATATGTGGGGTCCGCGTACTATGTTTAATACGAAGGAGAAGCGTGAGTTTTTTGATGCGGTGCGCCCCAATGTAGATAAGCAAATGTCAAGTATTGTGGAAAAATTTGTACATCATTATTATCCCCACTCAGTGTGGCATGTTGGTGGTGAGCAGAAGTATGAGCATGATCTTGGTCAGGTGATGGAGATCCAGATGCTTGGTGATGTTGGTGCTATTGAGACTGAGAGCCCGATCATCACCACAATTGAACCTGCTGCTGTGCCTGTTGATGTGGGTGAGCGTTTGCGGAATCGAGACTGGGGGCCAGCGGATAGTTTGGCAGACCTGATGAAACGTTACACTAAGTTCTACCATTTACAAGGTTTGAACCCACTTAACACGACAGGTTTTCGTGTTTCACAGTGTTTAGTGTTTGGAGGATCGAGTGAGGGTGATGGTTTGCCGTTGTGTCCGCTTGGCACATTGAATTTGTTTGCGCGGTGTTATGCGTATTGGTGGAGTGGTTTTCGTTTTATGACTACCAACGATATAGTCATGGATTGGTCGGTGTTTACGGAGAGGGATGGTGATATGCCTCCTAGCATATTGATCGATGAGGATACGAAACCTTGGACTGGCCCGCGCACACTTTTGCGTGGTGGTACTGGTGTTGGTGCTTTCCAGATGGATCCTTATTCTGAGTATAATTTTTTCCGTGTTCCGCTCACAAACACGATGGCACTTAATGATCCATTTTGTTGTACGAACCGCGTTGTTGGGCGGTATGATTTTGACCAGTCAGCACAGCGCCACTATTTGTATGCTGCAACAGGAGATGCGCCGTATTTCTTCTGTTTACGTGAGGTGCCGCGCTTGAAGTATGTTGAGCCGTCACGACGACGACCTGAGGTTGGTGCAGTACCACAGTCAGGGACTGGGGGGATTTTGGTTTCTACAGCTGAGGTCCAAACAACGCAAGAGAATGTGAGGCCGTGGCAAGAGCCGGATCATCAGCAGGGTGGTAATGAGATACAATTTCAGTTGACCGATATGGCTGAACGTTTGCAGTTGATAGATGTTTTCACTTGGGGCAATGAGGCTCCCACATCCATCCTGAAGTCGTATTCAGTGCCGGGAGACTTAATTAAAGGACCTGCTTGCATACCTTTTAACAATTTTACATATTGGAATGGAACTGTTGAGGTGATGATCGATATTAATTCCACGTTCTCGCAGATTGGCATGTTATTGTGTTATTTTGTACCGGATATGCCTTTATCACGGATAAACACACATATCAAGAATTCAGTTCGTTGTCAGATACTGAATCCTCATTTGTTTATCAATGCTGGTGGGTCTAGAAGAGGGATATTTCGGATCCCTTTTATGCACCCTTTGTTGCGTTTTGATACCAAGGAGATTGACTTTGGTTATGCGCCATTGTCGATAGTGAATTTAGGCACTTTAGTTATTAGTGTCTTTAATCCATTGGCAGTTATTGTTGATGCTGTATCCCCACAGTGTCAGATCTCTACTTACGCTCGCTTCCCTCGGAGTGGTGTGAGTAATTTCACTTTGTTGCGACCGGTGCCGTTAACAAGATTTCCCCTTGGTGCTAAGGAGGAGAAGAAGGATGAGTTTGAAGTTGTGAGGAGGAGAACTCGGAAGGGGAGACCTGAGGTAGGTGCAGTACCTCAGGGGGCAGTCGCAAGCACGTTGTATGCTGTTGGGAATGTCGTGAATGCTGCACAGCAGACGGTTGATGCTGTTAGGGCCGTTGGAAAAGGAGGAGGAAAGCGCAAGCATGACAAACCTGCAATAACAGCCCCTGTGCCGCTCTTAATGGGAGGGCGCGCAGTTGAAGTGAACAATGTGAATGGGGTACAGCAGATAATACAGCTTGGAGCGCGCGCTTCTGAGTTGAGGGAGTTGAACTCTAATGATTTGGGAACATCGATAGATGAGC